CCGGTAGGAATCGTCGAGCAGTTGCTGTTCTGTGACCCCACTCTGCATCGCTTTGGCGCGCACTAGGCAGAGATCATCATAGGAATTCCGCCCCAGCAGAAACCACCGGTATTCTATCAAAGCAATGCGCGCGAGGTTCTTCCTGGCGGATGGCGACTTGTCTGGCGTGTCTTCCATTTCGGCGATAATCTTCTTGGCTATTTCAAGTTCGACGTTCATGTGTTCCTTTCCTGTGCCGGGATATACCGCCCGGCTCGGTTGCGGCTGCATTTGAGTAGTAGCTTCAGGACCCATGCCATCCAGACAGATTCGAGTCCTGAAGTCCATAGGCTACCCTCCTTCCTGTACTGCGGTGAGTAAATTGTAGGCCAAGTATGGCACTCAGCCTATCAGCCACCCTGCAATCAATCCGCCGATAATCAGCACAGCCAGAATGCGCCAGTCCCAACGTCCGTAGATGTCCATTTCTGCTCCTTATGTGGTTGATTACCGCTGCATTGTTATTCGGTTCTGCCGCAAGGACCGCGCGGCGGAGGTTATTCGAGCGCGTCAGGTGACCACGGCGCATAATCGCCACCGTAGGGCCGCGCATCAAACACGTCCCAATCGCAAGCCTCAGACTCGTCCTCGGTCTCGCTGTTGGTAATCTCCCAGGTCAGGCGCATCGGGCTGCCGGCACGATCAAAACCGTTAGCGGTGTAGCACGGTGCCTCGTTGGTGCCGTCAAGGTAAGGCTGCTGCGTGAGGCAATACTCTGTGCCGTCTACGTCCTTGTACTCACCAAACTGCTTGGTCAAGCCGTCAAATGTCTGTGTCATTTTTGCTGCTCCTTATGTGGTTGAGTACCAACAACCGTTTAGTTGATAAACCTAGAATAGCACCCCCAGTGCGCATATCAACAGAAAAGTTTAATAAGCGCGAAAGATTTACGTTGATAAACTCGGCGAGTGGTGGTTTAATAATCCTGTTCACAGAAAGGGGTCTTGAGATGACCGAAACAGAACGGATCACGAATGAAGTCATGAGCAATTGCGGATTCGATGCCAAGGGGCGCTATCACTCTCCCGAATATCCACATGCCAACGTCCTCGGCGAAGGGCCGAACGTCAGCAACGTGCCGCACGACGACGGCATTGCCTTCTTCACCGGCATCCGCAACGCATTCGCTTTTGATGTCCTGGCAGGACTCGTAATCTGGGGCCTGTGGGAGTTGCATCACCCCATCATGCTCCTGGCACATTGGCTGGTGGCCCATGCACGTTAACCTCCGCAATGCCTACCTATGCGCCGATTGTGACACGATTAGCGATTCTCCAGTGCAGTGCCCGGCCTGTGCGAGCCGGTTGGGCATCCTGCCGCTGATTACCGTCCTCAACAGGACCCAGAAGGAGGAACCTTGTACCAAACCAATAGACAAGCAGACGCCGAAGCAATCGTGAGGATTCTGCGCGAGATTGAGCCCGAGATGCGCGAGAACCCGCTTCAAGATGGCGAGTGCATCCTGTGTTTCAACCCCATCTCCAAGCACGGCGAGTCCTGCCCCTTCCGCCTCTCAGACGAGTTCATCGCCAAGTACGGGACTCAACCACCAACAGAACCGAGGCGCGCATGATCCCATGCACTTTGGTGGTCCGTCCCGAAATGTATCAAGCCATTTGCAGAGATCCTCGCATCACCGTAAAGATTCCTCCTCAGAACTACGAAGTTGCATCTTTGTGCGGAATAAGTATTGAACAAAACTCATTCATCCCTGCGTTTAATGGGGAGGGTGAACAAGTTCTGGGGAGATGGAGGAACTTTGACGGAACATGGGGAGATTGGGTGACTCTGGAAAGGTCGCCGGAATGACACTCCCCGAGATGATCGATGAGGTCTACGAGAAGACCCACGTACCGATGATTGAGGTCCTGAACTTGATCGAGGACAACTGGCCGGGACACGATACCTTCACCCCAACCCAATGCAACCTGCTCGTAAGCCTGATCGGCAGGAAGAAACAGGAGATGCAATCTTGACCACCATTTACAGTGAACTGCTTGAAGCGGCCGGCACTGAGTTTTTGCCCCAAGCCGAGGGTGAGCCTGACGGCCACTACCTGCGGCGCCTTGTGCTGGCCGTATCCAAGGCGTCCGATAACGACTGGGAGCGCCTGAGCAAGGAAGCGCAGGACTGGTACAACGCACAGGCTAAGCGCGTCAAAGCGCAACAGGACCCTGAAGAGTGCCCAGGGTTTAACCCGCAAATGATCGTCGTTGATGAAGCGTCCAGCATACCGAAGATCGTCGATGCCGTGGTGGATGCTGGCTGGCCCGCGGACGCACCCGCGCAAGCCGATGCCGATATTGGCCCGATTCCTCTCGGAGATCAGGACTCGCCTCATGCTCTTAGCCCTAAACACACCGCAACCGATGCCGTCCGCGCACTGGTGATGCTCCACACCGACTGGAATCAATCTCAGATCGCCGCGGAACTCGAAGCCCACGGCCAGCCGGTAAGCCTTGGCACCATCGCAACGGTGCGCAGCATGACTCTTGCGACCATCGCTGTTGCTAAGGGGTTGGGAAAGTGGGTGGAGGCGTGAACATCCCACGTCTACCGGGCCGTATGCGCTTTGCACGCGGTCCTCGTCACGTCTTGCGTATCCTGAAGTGGATGGGACGCATGAGCCGCGAACTCAACAAACAGAAAGCGAGGTTGAAGTGAAGAAACTCACAATCAAGATGTTTGCACCTGGCAACAGGACCCACAAGACCGTCATCCTGGCAGCTGGCAAAGGCAAGGTGTTCAAGCCCGGCGGCGAGTTCAATGTGCTGTCCCGTGTGGCTGACTCACTGGAAACCCAGTTCCCGAACGATGAGTTCCGCATGGTCCAAGTTGGCCCGGCGGCGTTCAATTTCTTATGGGACCGCAAGAAGACACTCGAAGAGGTAGCCGATAGGGTGATGATCGGAGGGATGCACATGGGCGAAGTGGCAACCGTGGAAGTAGGTTCAGGACTAGCGTAGAATCTCGTTAGACCGGTGGTACCGGCGACCTCCTTGGAACACATAATCCTCCTACCCGGCATCCTGCAAAGATGTCGGGCTCTTTTTGCGCTATACTAAACGGTTCGGCGATGACCTTGACCGCCTTCCGGAATGCCCTGAACCATAGCCCCTCGGCGCTGTGTTAATATCTCTTACGACGGTACAAAAGCACTTTGGCCGGAGTCGTCATGGCTTATTAAAGCTCTGACTGCTCCGGCCTTTTTGCGTTTACAGGAGCCAGATGGACGATTTCAGCGTATTTCTCCCGATTGAAAAGGTAGACGCGCAGAGCGGAATGGTCTGGGGCTATGCCTCAACGCCATCGAAGGACCTGCAGGGGGAGATTGTTCCGCTGGACGCTATCAAGGCCGCCCTCCCCGACTACATGAAGTGGGCGAACATCAGGACCATGCACACCAATAACGCTGTTGGCGTAACCAAAGAGGCCCACGTTGACGCCAAAGGGCTCTACATCGGAGCCAAGATCGTTGATCCTGCCGCATGGAAGTTGTGCAAGGAAGGTGTCTACAAGGGCTTCAGTATCGGCGGTTCCAAACTGGAGAAGGTTGGCGATGTAGTCAAGGCGCTTTCCTTGCGAGAGATCAGCCTCGTAGACCGGCCGGCGAACTCCGATTGCCGCATCGACGTATGCAAGATTGCCGGCGGGCTCGCCTTTGGAGGGTCGATGGATAATCAAACCAGTAACGAGACTTTGATGGAAAAGGCGCTTGACACGTTTCGGACGATTCTCGGGATGGGCAAGATTGCACTCCCGGACCTTGCCAAAGCCGCACAGGACACGAATCCGAGTCCTGTTGAGTCCGAGGAACTGACCGCCGATGAGATGGCCACCCTGACCGCCAAGTTTGCGGACGGCGTTGACCTTGAGAAGCGGGAGTTCAGTGAAAAGGAACGCAAGCACCTCGGCAGCACAGGTGTAGCGCTCCCTGACGGTTCTTTCCCTGTCCAGACCGTCAAGGATCTTGAGAACGCAATCCAGGCGAATGGCCGCGCATCGGACCCCGAGAAAGCCAAGGCTCACATCATCGCACGCGCGAAAGCGCTGAACGCAACCCACCTTCTACCCGCCGATTGGCCGGGCAGCACAAAGAAAAAGGAGAGCACCATCATGGATACTGACCTCCAGAAGCGCTTCACGGCAGGAAAAAAGGCGGCTATCAAGAAGGCCGATGACCACATCAAGAAGGCTTCGGCCTCCCACGGCAAAGCAATCGATGAGCTTGAAGCTCTTCACAAGTGCATGGGCAAGGCGGCAGACGGCGGCGACGAGTTCAAGAAGCACCTCACGGCGCTTTCAGGACACATGAACGACATTGCCGACCATCACGAACTGGCTCACGCTGCGCTCGGCAAGGCCATGACTGGCTGGGATGGCGAGAAGGCGGAAACCGACTTGGGCGAGAAGCCTGATTCGGAGAACGTCGAAGATCTTTCCCCTCGGCGCATGACCGAAGGCAAAGTTGAGGGCAACACCTTCCGCGGCGCTGGCGATTCGCCCTATTCGGCATCTGCAATTGCGACGATGGTCAAGGCCGCTGTGGCGGAAGCTACCGCCCCACTGATTGCCGACAACGCCTTCCTCAAAGGTCAGATGTCCGTGATCGAGAATCAGCCCTCCGCCGGCCGACGCCCGAAACTGTTCGTCGCCAATTCGACCGGTGATGTCTTCCCGTCCAGCGATGGCAAGCCGGACTTCAATCGGATGATCAATAAATCGCTCTCCGAAGCTGATCCGAACGATCAGCGCAGTTCCGAGCAGGCCACGGCGCGCGCTTTCGGCCTGATGTGCACCCCTGGCAGCGGATTCGCGAAGTCGATCAATGACCCCAACTTCAAGATTGACCTGGGCGGCAACTAGCCCCGTCCAGCGCAGTTCATAGCGGTTTCAGTTCGTAGTCAACAACTCGGCAATAGGAGAATCTGAGATGAATGAATTCGAGAAGTTCCTGCAAAGCGACACTTTCAAGCAGGCCCTTGACGAGCGTGTTGGCACTCTCGCAAAGGCCGACACTGTTGACCAGAACACGGGGCTGGTGTGGTACGACCTGAGCCGCATCGTTCAGGAAATGCACCCGTTCAAGCAGTTGATCCCGCTGATCTCCAGCCTCCCCCGCGTCCCCGCCGATGGCGGCACGGCGCATCGTTGGAAGAGGGTCACGGGCATCAACGTCAACAACGTCTCCATCGGCGTACCCGAGGGCGAACGCGCGGCCGCTTCCGCCATCACAGTTCAGGACCAGTTGGCGAGCTACAAGACAATGGGCCTAGAAGGTTCCGTGTCTTGGGAAGCCCGTCTGGCCGCTCTCAACCTCAAGCCCGATGCTCAAGGCGTGACGATTCAGGCCACGCTGCAAGGTGTCATGGTGGGCGAAGAGCAGACGCTCATCGGCG